CTCGATGCGTTCGGCACCGCCGAACTCCGCAGTCTGCTCAATCAGTCCGGCCTGGGCGATCACCCGGAGGTGATCCGGTTCATGTACCGCGCAGGCAAGGCGATCAGCGAGGATCGGTTCGTCGGCGGCGCACCTGCCGTTGGCAAGGGCGCCCCGAAGGGCTTCTCCGATTTCGCTGACGTTCTTTACTCCAGCACCTAATCCCACGAAAGGGGACAAGCAATGGCGATTCTTTCCAGCAACAACCTGACGCTCGCCGATTGGGCGAAGCGCACCGATCCCGAGGGCCGCGTTCCGGTCGTCGCGGAACTCCTCTCGCAGTCGAACGAGATCCTCGAGGATTGCGTCTTCAAGGAAGGCAACCTGCCGACCGGCGAGCGCGTCGTGATCCGCACCGGCCTCCCGGCCGTGTACTGGCGCGCGCTCAACCAGGGCATCCCGAACAGCAAGTCGCAGACCGCGCAGGTCGACGAGGCTTGCGGCATCCTCGAGGCTCGCAGCGAGGTTGACAAGGATCTCGCCCTGCTCAACGGAAACACCGCGCAGTTCCGCCTGTCCGAGGACGTCGCGTTCCTCGAGGCGATGAACCAGACGCAGGCCGCGACGATGTTCTACGGCAACCCCGCCATCGAGCCGAAGTCGTTCCTTGGTCTTGCCGCTCGCTACTCGGCGCTGACCGGCAGCAACAACAGCCAGAACGTCATCAGCGCAGGCGGCAGCAGTTCGGACAACACCTCGGTCTACCTCGTCGTGTGGGGTGACAACACGGTGTACTGCCCGTTCCCGAAGGGCAGCTCGGCCGGCCTCATGCATGAGGATCTCGGCGAGCAGACCGTCTACAACAGCGACGGTACGCGCTACCAGGCTTACGCAACCCGCTACCAGTGGAAGAACGGTCTGGTCGTGAAGGACTGGCGCTATGTCGTTCGCATCGCGAACATTGACATTAGTGACCTTCAGGCTGGCACCGTTACGCAGGCGAACAACGTCGCCACACAGCTGGTGAAGTGCATGGCGCGCGCCATGTACCGCATCCCGAACATGTCGATGGGCCGTGCAGCCTTCTACATGAACCGAACCGTGCATGCCGGTCTGTCGATCCAGGCGATGGATCGCTCGCAGAACGTCCTTGCCGTGAACCAGGGTCTGTCGCAGTTCGGCACCCCGTACTCTTGGCTGTCGTTCCTCGGCGTTCCGTGCCGCCGCGTCGATCAGCTCATCAACACCGAAGCCGTCGTGTCCTGATAGGACAAAGGAAGGAACCACACAATGATTCTCGACCAGAACCTTCGTCTTGGCAGCGTCACGCTGACCGCCACTGGCACCTACGACTTCCCCGACGTCGTGGAACTCCAGAACAAGACTGCCTACACGGCGACCGCCAGCGGCTCGCTGTACACCATCGCACAGGGTACGCAGAACGTGGAACTCTCGGAAGGCACGACGCTCTACGTCGTGTTCACCGTGACCACGGCTCTCGCTGCCAGCACCGACCCGATCTATCAGGTCGTGCTTGCGGACGACAGCGGCCTCGACACCAACGTCGTGGTCATCGGCGAGTACAGCCCGTCGACTGCCATTGCGGTCGGCACGCAGGTGGTGATCCCCATCGGCGCGCAGCTCCTCACCGCAGCCCAGAAGCGATACCTCGGCGCGAACGTGGTGACCTCGGCCGGCAGCGGCTCTGGTGTCATCTCGGCCGACATCGTGATGAACTACCAGGACGGCAAGAAGTACTACGCCTCCGGCTTCGCGGTCAGCTGATAGGAGCAACTCATGGCGAAGGTCAAGGCAAAGGTTCTCTGCTTCGTGGACAACGGGCTTCGGAATCCCGGAGACGTCTTCGAGTACAACGGCGCGTACAACCATCACCTCGAGTATCTCGAGGGCATGGCGAACGATGCCAGCTCGCGGACTTCCGAGATGCCTCCCCGGCGACTGCGGAAGGGAAAGACTGCCGAAGCCTCCGTCACGGAGTGATCCTCGGATTGTGACTTGACAGGAGGGGCGTCGGCGGGAAACCTCGACGCCCCTCCTGTTCCTAATAGGAGGCCGGCATGGCATCGGTCGTTGACATCTGCAACCTCGCGCTCGCGCACCTCGGGGACGACGCGACCGTCGCCAGCATCGACCCTCCGGAGGGATCGGCACAGGCCGAGCATTGCGCGCGGTTCTACCCCATCGCGCGCGACACCCTCCTCCAGACACACGCATGGAACTTCGCCTCGCGCCGAGCCTCGCTCGCGCAGGTCACCATGCCATACACGATGTGGAAGTACGCATACGCGGTTCCAGGCGACATGATGACCGCCGTCGCCGTCCTGCCGCCCGAGGCGCAGAACGACTACTCGACGCGCTTCTCGCCGGCGGAATACCCGTACTACAACGCGAACTTCTCGCCGATGCTCGCCGCTGGGCAGTACGTGCCGCAGCGGTACTCCATTGAGACTGACACGCTCGGGAACAAGGTTCTGTACACCGACCAGGAGAACGCGCTCCTGCGGTACCAGGCGCTCGTCAACGACCCGACCAAGTTCGACCCGCTGTTCACGATGGCGCTGTCGTGGCACCTCGCGTCGATGCTCGCCGGCCCTGTCATCAAGGGCGACCAGGGCGCAGCCGAGGCGAAGCGTTGCGCGCAGATGATGCTGATGTACCTTCAGCAGGCGCGCGCATCCGACGCGAACCAGCGCGACGTCAAGGTCGAACACATCGTCCCCTGGACTTCAGGACGCTGACCGATGCCAAGCACGCAGACGTACTACCGTTCGTTCGCAGGCGGCGAGATCAGCCCGGAGATGTTCGGGCGCATCGACGACGTCAAGTTCCAGACGGGTGCGTCCAAGCTCCTCAACTTCATCGCGCTGCCGCAGGGAGCGGTCGAGAACCGTCCCGGCCTGAAGTACGTCGCCGAGGTCAAGAACAGCTCCTATCAGTCGCGCCTCGTCGCGTTCACCTACAGCACGACGCAGACGATGGTCATCGAGCTTGGGCAGCAGTACATTCGGTTCCACACGCAGGGCGCGACGCTCGGGCCTGGAACGCCGGCGGCCTACGACGCCGCGACCGCATACACGCTCGGCGACCTCGTCTCGAGCGGCGGCATTAACTACTACTGCGTCGCCGCGACGACGGGCAACGCGCCGCCGAACTCGACCTACTGGTATCCGATGCCGGCAGGGATCTACGAGATCCCGTCCCCGTACTCGTCGGCCGACCTGTTCGACATCCACTACGTGCAAAGCGCGGACGTCCTGACGTTCGTTCACCCGTCCTACGCGCCGCGCGAGCTGCGCCGGCTTGGTGCGACCGAGTGGACGCTCACGACGATCTCGTTCGCGTCTGACGTTCCTGCGCCGACCATCTCGTCCGTGACCGCCAGCCGTGGCGACGCCCTCAACATCACCGCCATCACGCAGGCAAACCCTGGCGTGGTGACCACGGTCGGGAACCACGGGTTCGCGGTCGGCGACAGCGTGTACATCGACGGCGGGACGATGACGCAGCTCAAGGGCTACTACCTCGTCAACACGAATACCCCTGCGACGCAGTTCTCTGTCAAGGCATACGACACGGGCGTTCCTGTCGATACGACCGCATTCGCCGCGTACACGGCGAACGGGTTCGTTCAGCTCGGCGCGAAGACGCTCGACTCCGACAACTANTACGTCATCACCTCCATCGCGTCGAACGGGATTGATGAAAGCCAAGCAAGCGCACCGGGAAACGTGGTGAACAACCTTGCTGCTTCCGGCGCGAAGAACACCATCACCTGGGGTGCAGTCAGCGGGGCGATCCGCTACAACGTGTACAAGCGGCAGACCGGGCTTTACGGCTACATCGGGCAGACGGCGTCGACCACGTTCGAGGACAACAACATCGGCCCGGACATGGGCGTCACGCCGCCAATCGTCGAGACGGTGTTCAACTCGAGCGGCAACTACCCCGGAGCTGTGACCTACTTCGAGCAGCGCCGCGTGTTTGCCGGCACCAACAATGCGCCGCAGACGATGTGGATGACGCGCTCCGGAACCGAGAGCGACATGTCCTACTCGCTCCCGACGAAGGACACCGACCGCATCAACTTCCGCGTCGCGGCTCGAGAGGCCAACACGATCCGGCACCTCGTCCCGCTGACGCAGCTGCTCGCGCTGACCAGCGCGGCCGAGTGGCGCATCTCGCCTGTCAACAGCGACACGATCACCCCGTCCACCATCTCGGTGCGTCCGCAGTCCTACATCGGCGCAAACAACGTGCAGCCGCAGATCGTGAACAACACGGTCGTTTACTGCGCGGCGCGCGGCGGCCACGTTCGCGAACTCGGATATTCCTGGCAGGCGAGCGGGTTCATCACGGGCGACCTTTCGATCCGATCCGCGCACCTGTTCGACGACAAGGACATCGTCGACATGGCATACGCGAAGGCACCGCAGCCGATCCTGTGGTTCGTGTCGACGAGCGGCCTGCTCCTCGGGCTGACCTACATCCCAGAGCAGCAGATCGGCGCGTGGCATCGGCATGAAACGGACGGTGCGTTCGAGAGCTGCTGCGTCGTGTCCGAAGGCGTTGAGGATCACCTGTACGCCGTGATCCGCCGCACCATCGGCGGAACGACCAAGCGTTACATCGAGCGCATGGCGTCCCGCAACTTCGAGGCGCTCGAGGACGCATTCATCGTTGACAGCGGCCTGACCTACGACGGCACGAACACTACGGCGACCACGGTGACGGTATCTGCCGGCACGGCCTGGGGGCCGTCCGACGTCCTGACGGTGACCTCGAGCGCAGCGATCTTCCAGTATCCGGCGACCACGGACGTCGGCGATGCCATCGTCCTGACCGACACGGACGGTTCGCAGTACCGCCTGACGATCCTGTCAACGACGTCCACGCTGGCGGCGACCGCTCGCGTCGACAAGGTCATCCCGGTCGGGCTTCGGTCATCGGCGACCACGGTGTGGGCGTGGGCGCGTGACTCGGTGAGCGGCCTGTCGCACCTGAACGGAAAGACGGTGTCGATCCTCGGCGACGGCGCGGTGATGACGCAGCGCGTTGTGTCGTCCGGAACGGTCGCCCTCGACCGACCTGCGACCGTCGTGCATGTCGGCCTCCCGTATCAGTCGGTGCTGAACACGCTCCCGATGACGATTCAGATGGCGGCATTCGGGCAGGGCCGAGCCAAGAACGTCAACAAGGTGTTCCTGCGCGTGTTCCGCTCGAGCGGCATCTTCGTCGGGCCGAGCGACACCAAGCTCGTCGAGTTCAAGCAGCGCACGACGGAGCCGTATGGCTCGCCGCCGAACGTCAAGACCGAGGAGATCGGAATTGACATCAAGCCGTCGTGGAACCAGGATGGGTACATCTCGGTCGTGCAGGCCGACCCGCTGCCTGTCACCATCGTCGGAATGACCGCAGAGGTCGTGATCGGAGGCTGATATGGCACTACAGGCAGGCGCACAAAGTCCTCTCTACGGCGAGTCCTCGACGTTCCTCGTCGGCACGGGCGATGCCGGCGGCGCTCCGAGCTGGGCGAGCGGATTCGCGCAGGGCATGGAGACGCTCGGCCCGGTCGTGTCGATCTTCGGCGCGGTAAACGGTGCCATCGGTTCGTTCTACGCGGCGCAGAACCAGCAGAACCAGCTCCGCATGCAGGCGCAGAACCAGGCGTTCTCCGCAGAGATGGGTCGCATCAACCAGCGCGCAGCGCGCTACACGGCGGCGCAACTCAACGAGGCGGGGCAGCAGCAGGCCGGCGCGTACACCATGCGAGCGGGACAGGCTCGAGCCGGCGCACGGGCAGCGATGGCTGGTCGCGGCATCCAGCTCGGGACGGGTTCCGCGCGCGAAGTCATCGGCAGCATGGACATCGTCAAGGAGATCGACCGCCTGTCAATGAGCGCGGCGAACGTGCGCGCGCAGGAGGCGGCCAAGCTTCAGGCGTTCAACATCGGGACGCAGGCGATGATGAGCGACATCTCCGCGCAGAACCTGCGCGCGACCGCGAACACCATCTACCCCGGACTCGCACTCGGGACGAGTCTGCTCGGAAGTGCCGCCGACATCGGCAGCATGTGGGCGCGCAACAAGCGCATCGAGGAACTCCTGTCCGGCGTGTCAACGCAGAGGCTCTGATCCATGCCGACCGTACCTACGACTTTCGTTCCGCAGGTCGCACCGCAGGGCGGAGGCGACATCGGCCA